ATATAGATTAATATAAAAAATCTATAAAGTCAAATGTCTGTTGGTAGCAATTTACAAGAAATGGAAAACGTAGTAACCAAAGGCTCTGCTGCATCTGAACCAATGCAAAAGATGACTACAGGAATTCCTGATGGTCAATCTGGAAATTGGGAAGATCTTGGTGGACCTACACCAGAAAATTATAAGTCCGATGACGATTCGGCTAAACTTAGTGAACCAAAAATCGCAACTGTCAATGACATTGTGAATAGAGGTGCTAAGTCTGCTGAACCAATGCCAAAAATGGCAAATCCCGTCAAAGAGGAAGAAGAATTGGAAGGGGAGGTAGTTTCTGAGGAAGAAATTTCTGAGGAAGACACTGAACAAGAAATTGTAGCAGAAGAGGAAGTAGCAGAAGAAGACAATCTGGAAGAACCTCTTGTAGAATATGATATTGAAGAAGATATCAATGCTCTTCTTAAAGGTGAGAGTCTTTCTGAAGAATTTGAGGAAAGAGCAAGACTTATTTTTGAAACTGCTATCAACACAAAAGTTTCTGAAATCAAAGAAGATTTACAGAACCAATATGAAGAAACTCTTGAAGAAGAAGTTCTTCAAATTAAAGAGGAGTTGGTAACTAGGGTAGATGCATATCTTGAGTATGTTGCTGAAGAATGGATTACCGAAAATCAACTTTCTATTGAAAGAGGCATTAAACTTGAAATGACAGATTCATTCCTCGAAGGAATGAAAAATCTTTTTGAAGAACATTATGTGAATATCCCTGAAGATAAATACGATGTAACTTCTGCCATGGTAGAAAAACTTGATGAGATGGAAATAAAACTCAACGAGCAAATTCAAAAAAATGTTGCTCTTAATAAAAGATTAGCTGAGTCGGTTGCTGATGTAATCTTCTCCGAAGTATGTGAAGGTCTTGCACTTTCTCAGAAGGACAAACTCGCTTCTCTTGCCGAAAATGTTGAGTTTGATGGTGAGAAAAACTATCGTGAGAAACTAGTAGCACTTAGAGAATCTTATTTTTCAGTAAATGCTAGTGCTCAAAGAGATGATTCGGATGATCTTTCCGAAGAGGTTGAAATGGTTGATGTTAAAGCAGAAAACCATTATACAACAAGTCCATTAATGGAATCTTGTTTATCCATTATGGATAGAGTCTCTAAAAAGTGATTTTTAAATCATAAGAAATCAAACTAAAAATTTTTAAAGAGGTAAATTAAATGCAAGGCTTCAATACCGAATACTTGCAGGAGAAGTGGGCACCTGTCCTCAATCATGAGGGTTTTGGTAGCATTAGCGATTCTCATCGTAGAATGGTTACCGCAGTTCTCCTGGAAAATCAAGAAAAAGCAATTCGTGAAGAAAGAGAATTTCTTTACGAAGCACCAACAGTAAGTACAAATTCTTCAGGTGCAGTTGCAGGATTCTCTGGCGATGCAGCTGCTACAGGTCCTGTAGCAGGTTTTGATCCAGTTCTAATTTCATTGATCAGACGCTCAATGCCAAACTTGGTCGCATATGACCTCGCTGGCGTTCAACCAATGAATGGACCTACTGGTCTTATCTTCGCAATGCGTTCACGTTACACCAACATGGGTGGCGACGAAGCATTGTTCAACGAAGCAGATACTGGATTCTCTGGTATTGGCACCGATGGCAATCATAGTGTAGATCCATATGTTGCTGGTTCAGAAGGTGCAGCAGCAGGATTTGGTGCAGATCAATCTGGTTCAAACCCAGGTCTCTTAAATGCTTCTGGAGCTGCTGGAACTGATTACACAGTTGGCCGTGGAATGAACACTGAGACTTCTGAAAGTCTTGGTGAAGATGGTAACGATTTCAATCAGATGGCTTTCTCAATTGAGAAAGTTACCGTTACTGCAAAGTCGAGAGCACTCAAAGCTGAGTACTCCTTAGAACTCGCACAAGACCTTAAAGCAATTCATGGTCTGAATGCAGAAGCAGAACTCGCAAATATTCTCTCCACAGAGATTCTTGCCGAGATCAACCGTGAAGTTATCAGAACTGTCTACAAGGCAGCAAGACCAGGTGCTCAGCACAACACTGCTACTCCTGGTACTTTTGACCTCGACGTAGATTCAAACGGTCGCTGGTCTGTTGAGAAGTTCAAGGGTCTTATCTTCCAAATCGAGAGAGATGCAAATGCAATCGCAACTCTTACTCGTAGAGGAAAGGGTAACATGATTATGTGTTCAGCAGACGTTGCATCTGCTCTCACAATGGCAGGTGTTTTGGATTATACTCCTTCTCTCAATGCCAATCTTCAAGTAGATGACACTGGTAATACCTTCGCAGGTATTCTTGCTGGTAAGTATCGCGTTTATATCGATCCATATTCTGGTGGTTCGAATCCTGGTTCTGCAGGTGGTCAATACTACGTTGTTGGTTATAAGGGTTCTTCGCCTTATGACGCTGGTCTGTTCTATTGCCCATATGTTCCCCTCCAGATGGTTCGTGCCGTTGGAGAGAACACTTTCCAGCCTAAGATTGGCTTTAAGACCCGCTATGGTCTTGTTTCCAATCCATATGCGGAAGGAGATGTTTCTAATCAGGGTCTTGGTGCAGTCAAGCAAAATTCCAACCGCTATTACAGAAGAGTCAGAGTACTCAACCTCATGTGATATAATTCACATATTTTTCAGAGGGTTCTTCGGAACCCTCTTTTTTTATCTAAATAAAAATAAAAAAAATTCATGTCCATCTTTGCAAATCAGATAGAAAATAGAAATTTTTTATCTCCAATTGGATTTAAGTTTACTATAGCAAAGAAACCAAAAGTTTCTTTCTTTTCAAATTCTACAAGAATTCCAGAAATTAATTTGGGAACAGTGAATCAACCATCCTATCTTAAAGATTTAGATGTTCCTGGAGATAAATTAGTTTATGGCGATTTTACATTAAGATTTTTGGTTGATGAAAATTTAGAAAACTACATGGCAGTTCATAATTGGTTGACTGGACTTGGATATCCAGAAACAACAGAACAGTTTAAAGATTTAATCACAATTGATAATGGTATAAGAGATTTAAAAGAACAGTTTAGTGATGGAAGTTTGCATATTTTAAATAGTAATTATAGAAATATTGCTGTTGTAAAATTTAGAGATTTATTTCCAACTAACTTAACATCTTTGGAATTTGAAGCAACTGATACCGACATCAATTACTTTACAGCAGAAGTCAGTTTCAAGTATACTGTATATAATATATTTTCAGCAGACGGAAGAACACCTTTATGAACCTTGAAACAATTCAGGAAATGTGGGAAAAAGATTCTCAAATAGATCCTGATAATCTACATGATGAATCTCTCAAAATTCCTCAACTCCACTCAAAGTATTACACATTATACAACACCATTACACTTCTGAGAGAAAAGGCAAGAGAAACTTATAATAGAGTCAGATTAGAAAGATATAACTACTACACAGGAAAGGCATCAGCAGAGGTTTATGTGGAAGATCCTTTTCCATATAAGGTTAGAGATAAAGAAGCATTACAGAGGCATTTAGACGCTGATGAGAGGTTAAATACAGTAGATCTTAAGATTCGTTATTATGATGTTGAACTTAAGTTTCTGGAAGATATTATCAAGACTATTTCTAATAGGACTTTTCAAATCAAAAATGCTATTGAATTTATGAAATTTACTGCTGGATATAACTAATGGATGATAAAGAATCAACTTTTGTTTTAGATTTTGATATAGAAGATATTCATCTTTTATATTATTGTGTCTGCAAAAGAATTGAAAGTTGGGAGGGATCTCCATCAAGACATCCTTATGAACAAGAGCATCTCAATTATTTAAAAACAGAATTATATAAAGCAATATTGGATTTCAAGTTTGATAATGCAGACTAAATATCTGTAGGTGAATCCTATGGATTATGTCTCATTTGATTATTTCAAAAAAGAACGAAGTATATCTTCAGGTAAAAGCAGAACCACATGTCTGCTACGAGTTAGCAGACCAATTTACCTTCGAAGTTCCCGGCGCAAAATTTATGCCTCAATACCGTAGTAAGTATTGGGACGGAAAAATTCATTTATTCAACACCCAAAGTGGAGAAATCTACGTTGGATTATTAGATAAAGTCACACAGTTTTGTGATAATCATGGATATACCTATGAGTTTGTAAATAATAAGTTTTATGGTCTTCCATTTGAGACGAATGATTTTATCTCAAAGGAAGGTGTCAAAGATTATATGAATTTTATTTGTAAGTATTCTCCTCGTGATTATCAAGTAGAGGGAGTATACGACGCCCTAAAACATAATAGAAAGTTGTTGATATCCCCAACTGCTTCTGGAAAGTCATTGATGATATATTCTCTTGTGAGATATTACGTTGAAAAGCGACAAAATATTCTGATAGTTGTTCCGACGACTTCCCTAGTAGAGCAGATGTATAAAGACTTTGAAGACTATGGTTGGGACGTAGGTTCATATTGCCACAAGATTTATGCGGGACGTGAAAGAGAAA